TTAGATCCTCATATTTCTTTTGTTATCTTACGTAGATTTGGATTTGATTATGTTGACAAAGAAAGTGAGAAATATGGACCTACTCGTGTTGTCGAATCTGTTTCTGAATGGTATTCAAGAATGAAAGTTCAGGTAGAAAATCCTAATAATGCTTATGGATTAACAAAAGATATCTTAGCTAAAATGAAAAAGAACGAAAATCTTCTTAGATATTTCCATTTACTTAGTCAATTTATCAATTCAAATAAGAGACTTCTTAATAAAGGAATTGTACCAAGAAATGCACAAGCTTCAACTGCTTTATTATTATCTGAACTTAAAACAGAAGATGTTAGAATCAGACCAAGAGTTGAAACAAAAGAAGGCCCTCAAAATTTGATTGCTAGATTAATCACATTAAATAAAGCTCCAGTTCATAATGCATTTAGAACAACTGATGCACTCAATTCTCTTGTACCAATGCCTGTTCCTATGAATATGTTCCCAGTTGCAGCTGGACTTACAACACAATTTATTCCTCGTAGTATAATGGGAATGAATATGTACGGAGGCTCAAGAACTGTTGCAGAAGAATATGTTGATTCTCTTAATACTAATGCAACAACATTAGAGGCATATTTCAAGACTTTGGTCAATCAACTAAGATTAATCAAGAAGGACTTATCTGAACCAACCAAGAATAGAATTCAAGAAAAGATTAGAAGATTTGCTGAAATTGAAGAAGAAATTAAGCGCGAAGTTGTAGTTATTACTGATATCTTGAACTTAATTACGCAATTCAGAATTCCAATTGATGTTAATAATAGTGATTTTGATGAATTAAAGAGATTAAGAGAAAAACATATTTCATACTTAAAACGCGGAACCAAAGAATTCGAAAATCTTAGAAATGTCCTAGTATCAATTGCTGAAATATTCCAAAAACCAGAAATAATGAAACAATTTGAAAAAGTTGTTAAATTTACTGGTAATAGATTAAGTAATGAAGTAGATAGAAAGAATGTTCGTGGTCCTTTAGGATATGAAGCTTTCCCATTATAATTATATAAAAAATTGAAAAAATAATAATTTATAAATATACAAATTTATAAATTATTGTAAATCAAAAATGAAACTCAAAATTAAAATTTTAGATGATCAACCTGAAGAAGTTAAACAATTTTTATTAAAATATTATACTGGTGTTATTAATAATATCAATTCTAAAAAAAATAATAATAAATTTACTGATTCTGGAATTGATCTTGTTATACCATATGATATTATATGTAAATATGGTGAAACAACTGCAATTAATCATGGTATTGCATGTCAACCAGATACTCTACAAGGTTACTATTTATACCCAAGAAGTAGTCTATCTAGTACTCCTTTGAGACTTGCAAATTCTGTAGGTATTATTGATTCTGGTTATACTGGTCCAATTATTGCAAAAGTTGACAATTGGAAACCATATGCTAGCTCTGGATTGACAACAGCTATTTTCACGTTTGTTAGAAATTTCTTCTCCAAACTAACTAATATTGTCAAAGAAAATACTGATACAGATATTTTAGTCAGTGATGAATTTACTACATTATATTCTAAAAATGATTACAAAATTAGTGTTGTTGATAATGATGGTGTTGATACATATTATAAAGTTGTTAGATTATTTCAATTATGTTCACCTGATTTATCACCATTAGAAATTGAATTAGTTGATACTCTTGAAGAAACCGAACGTGGTGCCAATGGATTCGGATCAACTAATTAACTATTAATTATTTTTTAATTATAAAATTTAATTAATAAATGCTATACCACTTAATCCATGCAATATTCTCAATACATTATAATTTACAGTATAAACTCTTACTTTTGCACTATAATAATAATTAATTATTGTATTTAGTGTCAATAATAAATTAATATTATCTATTCTACTCATGTTACAAGTACCTGATGGTTGTGATTGCTCTGGCATAATTGATAACGAATAACAATTTATACCTGTACATGGTGAATTACTAAAATGTTGATAAGGTTGTACCCAATTAAAATATTCACCATCTCTTATCGAAAACCGCTCCCTACCATTTAATAATACTGTTGCTTTTTTAACTAAATTATCACCAATATATGTACCATCACCCTTTTTATTATAATTATCTGTATAGTTAAATGTATCATTAATATTTTTATGTACTAAATAATCCATTTGACATACCCAATATAATGCTTTACATGGATGATTTAATGCTAACATTATTGAAATATTATTGTTTACAACTGTTTCTTCTTTTGCTAATTGTAATTGCTCAATCAAATATTCATGATTTGATCTTGCAAATCTTAATCGTTCATCATTATCTAAATAAACATAATCTACTAATAAATATGCTTGTTGAAATGAAAACATACTAACATTATAATAATTTAATGCGACTTCTGTTTTATTTGGCGCAGGTGTGCAATATAAATTTTCATTATATAAATGATATGGTGAATTTTCTTTGCTATCTGGATTATTTACTGCATTATTATATAATGAGTAATTAATTGTTCCTGTTTCTTGATCTTTGAAAAAACTTTTTGGTATAGTTGCTGATGTAAACTTATCATTATTAGTATTGTTAATTTTCAAATAATTAATTGTTTTTGTAACTGGATTATTTGATACAAACATTGCTTTTATTTTTTTATTATTGACTTCTTGCTCAATTATATCTCCAAAATCAAAACTACATATATCTTCTACTATTTCATATTGATGTGTTGGTATTACCACATAACATTCTTCTGCTTTTCTAAATTTAACATGTATTTTGACTTCGTTATATTGCAAACTTATCAATGGTAATGATAATCCATTATTTCTACAAAACCAAAATTGTAATGGTACAAATAACGAATAATTATTCTTTCCTGTCGTAAAATCATACATTTCTGGTACATTTCCTATCATAATATCTAATCCTCTATCTGTTTTCTTACCTGATATCTCATCCCATATATGAAGCCATTCACCATAATGTTTATCTATTTTTTGCCCACCTATTTCTATTTCAACTGATTGTATTAATACATAACCAATTTTCCTACACCACGCAAATTTCACTGTTTCATCATATGAATTTGTAAATCTATTATAAAACTTTGGAACATTTGGTAATGTTACATATAAATATATTCTATGTACTAAATCACCATTCCTCGATAATGTACATGTTACTGTTTCTCCAAATGTTGCTCTTTTATCAAAAAATTGTGGAATTTGTTCTACCGAAAAATTTGTATATCTTCTATAAATAATTTTAAAAAATGTAATTTGTGGTTCACTTGTTAAATAAATATCCTGTATTCCGTATGCTACTAATTGTATTAATCCTCCTCCCATTCTTCTATTATTATCTAATATTAAATTATTATTATCTAAACATTAAATTTTATATTTATCATTAATTATAATTATTGATAAATATTATTTTATTACAAATGCTAATCCAGATAACCCACTCATTACTCTCCAAATATTATATCCTAATGAAAAAATTAAAATAGATGCCGCATTTTTATTATTTATTAATTTATTTAAATATAATATTAATTTAGCATCATCTATTTTTGACATATTACATGTACCTTGTGGATCAAACTCCATTGGTTTAAATGCAAATGAATACATATTTAAGCCTACTTGTGGTGAATGATTGCAATGTTGATAGGGTTGTATATAATTAAAATAAAATCCTGGCGTAAATTCGTCCAATCTATTTTTACCATTAAATCTAATTGTTGCATATTCTATTGGATTTATATTGTTACTATTTATATTAGCAAGATTATCTTTTTTTCTAAATGAATTTAAGCCATAATTATACCATTGCTTCTCACCTTCATAATATTCATCATTGCTACTATTTATATCATTTCTTTGAACATGTTTTTGCATTCGCACTACAAAAAACATTGCTTTAATAGGGTTTATAAATGTTAATGGTATTTCAATTTTAGTAAATTTGATTTCATTTGTATTATCGATATCTGTTATAACATTATCTAAATTTTCATCTAAATATTGTACACCATATGATGATTCTGATACTGATGGAACCATCATGTCTCCATTATATTGAATTTGTTCTATCAAATATTCATGTTTATTTCTTGCAAAAATTTCTCTTTCTTCATTATCTAAATATATATATTCTGCTAATATATATGCATCATTAATCTTTGGATTGTTAATATGTTTACTAATATCTGTTACTCCATGCAATAATTCATTTTCTACAAACTTAATATCTTCATTTTTTAATACAACATTATATAATGTTTTATATATTGATGCATACAAATATATAGCTGATGGATCTAAAAATGATGAATACTTGTCATAGTAACAACAATCTGAAAAATCTCTTAATTTAACTGTTAATTTCAATTCCTGATATTGTAATGCAACAAGTGGTAATGATAATCCATGATGCTTACAAAACCAAAAATAAAAAGGAATATACAATAATTTACCTTTTTTAATTGAATTATCGAAAGTCGTTAATTCGGGTATATCTCCTATCATAATATCATACCCTCTTTCATGTCCATCTTTTTTTGTTAATTCATACCAAATATTCATCCAATCACCATATTGAATATCTACTCTTTGTCCACCACTTTCAATTGTCGCATATTCTATCATAAAATGCCCTAATCTTTTAATCCATGCATTTCTTGGATTTTTTAATCTATTAATAATATTTTTAATTTCATTTTCAATATAAATAATTTTATCATAATATTGCAATTTAATGTTAACTGATTTTCTAAGATTCGTTATTATTGAATTTTTAATATACGATAAATTTAAGTTTTGATTTTTTATAATATCTTCAAATATATTGAATTTTAAATATTTATTTGTTAATTGGTACAATATATAATATATATAATTTTTCTTTTGTCTAAAATTATTAAATTGTTGTATAATTAAATCTGCATCCTTAAATAATGTTGTCGGTGTTATTGCTGTTAATACATTTAATAATGGTTTCATATTTGGCCAAATTAAATATTTCTGTGATAATGTATTATTATATTGTATTGGTGTTAATACTAATTGTGACAAATTATTAAATGTATCGTTAATTGTTCCCGTCGCAAACATATCATTTATACCACCTGTTAATAAATTATTATTAATATATTTTGACGCTCTAAAAATCCAATCATTTTTAATTTCTTCTAAATTTTTAAATATTAATGGTGATACCATTAATAGCGATTCATTATAATCTTTTAACATATCTTTGAAGAATAAATACAAATTATTTGACAGTACATATTTGTTAATAATTAATGATAATGTTTTTAAAAATGTATTATTATAATTTATTGTACTTTTTGTTTCAATAATCATCTTTTCAGAATATTCATTATTGAATACTGTTTTTAACTCTAAACTCAATTCATCGACAAAATCTTTTGATAAAAAATCAAAATATGTTAAATCATCTGAAAAATTGTTTACACCATCAGAATCAAAATTATATATAATATTTTTATTTAATCGATAATAATCTAAATATCTTCTATTTAATGGTATTGTTGTATTGATTTCTATTTGAATATTTGTTTTGTTATTTATTGTTATTTGTTGTAACGGTGTTAATGTTGGATTTATCTCAAAATTTGATACAGTATTTAATAATTTTAAATTTTCAGTCGCACCAATTTTATTTATAACAATATTTGTTACATCGTTATTTTGTAATTCTTGTGCTCTTAATGTTATAAATTGTCTATCATCAATATTATATTTTTCTACATTATCATCAATATGTGTTAATATTTTTCTCATATTTGTATCTGTTTCATATCCTACATTCTTTAATATAAATCCTGATTTTGTACCATTTGTCATTAAATTTTCTTCATTAAATAATATATTTTCATTATTTATATTTAATAATTCATCTGTGGGAACCATTGTATCTGTTGTCATTAATTTTGTATTATACATCAAATCCTGACTTTTAATATACGATTCAGTTAAAAAACTACTATCCAAAATACCATTCATTAAATCATTAAATCCTTTTATTAATTTATAATTAATATTAAATACAAATGATAATTTAAGATTTTCCGGTAGTTCATCTATTGTTGGATAAATTAATGGATTTTCTATTGTCCATAATATTTGTCTATCTGTACAATTATGTTCAGATGTTTTATCATTGTATGATATTGTATTATATATATGGTTTGTATAATCATCTCTAAAAGTAATTGCATTATAATCAACAGAATATTCCAAAGTTTCATTTACTTCCGTATTAACTATATCTGTAACATAAATTGGTGTCACTGGATATACTACATTACCATTATATTCTTCGAATGGTTCCATTAATTTTAATTGTGCAAAATAACAATAGTTATATAATTGTTTTTTTACTTCACAAAATGATAATAATAATTTAAATTGCTCTTCCCTTTCATTTGTCATTAATGTTCCATCTTCTGGTATATCTCTAATTGTTGGAAATCTAATATCTTTAATCAATTGAACAAAATCTTTTATGATGTAATCTAAATCTATAAATTGTTCCTTTTTAAAAATATACATAAATTTACTTAATCCTTTATAGCCAGGCATTGTTGGGATGTATTGTAAGTCATTATTATAATGTGAAAAAATCTTTAATATAAACATTTTGTATCTAATTTCATACAATCTCTCATATTGAATTTTAAAATTTTCTAACATTTTTGTTATTAGTGAATTCAAAAGTGGCGTATTCGTTGAGTTAATATTAGGTTGTATTTTTATTCTATCTAATAGCGACATGTGAATACTATGTATATATTTGTATGTATCAATTATACTAACATTAATGTTATAATTAAAATATTCCTGTTTAATTTGTTGATTAACTGCATTAATATCAACTGGAATAACATTTTCAAACCAAATTTTATTGTTTTTAAACAAGTTATTATATTTTTGATTATCATATACTTTCTCAATTTCTAATTCCATTTTGTTTACAAACAATTTAATTTTCTTATTTATTGCATCCAATAAATCATTTTCAAAAGGAATATCTTTTATTTCATTCAATGTATCAACATATTTTTCATTATATATTTTATCTGTAAAAACAGGTATATTTGTCACATTATCTATTAATATATCATGATATGGATATTGTTGAATTTGTATATCTGGATTATTTTTAAATAATGAAACTTCTTCTGATAATGCTGTTAAATATTTAATCATTGTCTCATAACTTTGTAATGTATCCAATGATCTCATATTTGGATTTAATACATCTATAGTTTCTTGATCAATTGGATATAGACCTAAAAATATACTTTTATCAAATTGACTCCATTCATTATCGACTATTGGATCTGTTGTATTTTTTGTTATTCTCACATCAGTAGTTTGTTTTGGAACCATATAATAAAACATCGATCGTGCATCTGTTAATAAATCTATTGGAACTGTCGTATTATTAATTATTTGTGTCTTTGGTTTAATATCAACAACATTATTTGTTACAATAAAACTTTGTTCTTTGAAAATATTATTTGTGTTAAATATCCATTTAAAATGCGAATATAATGTTGTATCATTATATCTATCATTAATATCTGCAACTCCATCCAAATTATCTATAATACTATTATATGCATTTCCATATGTACGATTTATATTATATATATTAAAATCTACATCACTTGCATTATTTTTTAATCCTATATTTTTATCTAATTGATTTTGATCGATTAATGTTATTTTTGATGTTTTTGAACAAATTGGATTAAAATATGCATCATTAAATGCGCATGCATGAATACAAGTTGTGATTTTATTTAATGTATTCAACTTTTGATTTGTTTCATTATAATAATTATTAACATTTATTTCATCCGAAAAATTTTCACTCAATGGAAACATTTTACAAAATACTATTGGATAATTAAATAATAATGATTTTACTAAATTAAATATTATAGAATAATTGTTATAAATATGATAATTCAAATTACCATTAACATAATCCAATGTACTTGATGCAGGAATTGCATTATTTTTAAATACTCTCCTATATAAATGATCAAATTCACAAAATCTTGCTGGAATTATGTTTCTATCTATAAATATATTCTGTAACATTAACAAGCTATCACTATTATTTGATTTATTTACTATTTTATATAAATCATCTAATGTTTTATCTTCATAACCTGTAATATTAAATGTTAATTGATTATTAATATATTTTTTAATATTATCGTACTCTATTGCTGTTGTATTATTTAATATATTCAAATTATTATGATATTTTAGTAATGATGATATAATATAGCTATTCATATAAGATATATTAAGGAATGATTTTATGCTTGTATTAAATTTATTAAAACCTAACATATATGTAAACAATGAATTATATGATGGAAATATATTTGTCAATAACGTATTGTATGTGTAATAATTTAATATTCCTTGATAATTTAATATATATTTATTTACTGTATCGAATGTTAATTGTGAATATATGAACTCATAAAATGTATCATTGATTTTATATTTTTCATCAATCGTTTTTATAACATAATCAACTACTGGGTCAATATTATTAACTATAAGATCAGATTCAACTAATTTTTCAAATATTGTTTCAATATCTTTAATAAAATCTTCATAGTCTATAAATGTGGTTAACTTATCTTTTATTATTTTTACTATTTCTAAATAATCTTCTCGATTAATGATTCCAAAATTTACATCAATTGTAATACTATTATTTATATCATCAAAAATTATTTTACCAACTCTTTGTCCGTCTTTAACATATATCTTAAATTTTTTAAACAAATTTTGTATATCAATATCGATCGTGTTTGGATAAAATGATATTAAATCTGGTAATTTTATACATAAATATAATCTATGCAATAAATCTCCATTTTTTTTCAAAATACATGATGTTTTTGTTCCGAAATTCATTATACTATCAAAATTTAATCTTACAAATTCTGATGAGAAATTTGTTGGCCTTCTATATATTGTTTTCCAAAATGTAATTTCAGGATTATTTGTTAATATTAAATCTTCATAGCCTGAAGCTGCTACTAATTGCATTAGACCTCCTACCATATTTATAATAATATTAATACTTATTATTATTATTATAATTGATAAGAATCTTTATATTTAAACAAAAATTATTATTTTATTGTGAAATTGAAAATGCTAATCCTGCCATTCCACTCATAAATCTTAATACATTATATCCTACAGCATATACATTTATTAATAATCCACTTTCAATTTCCATAAAATCTATCACATCTTCATTCAATGATGACACAATACTTTCTTCAAATTCCAAATTTAATTTTACTGAATCTAATTTACTCATATTTGCTGTTCCTGATGGTTGCTGTTCTTCTGGAAAGAAACTAAATGAATATAAATTTATTCCTGCTGATGGAATTGATCTATGACATTGATATGGTTGTACACAATTATAATATATTCCTGGATATCTTCCAATTCTAACATAACTATTAAAATTTAATTGTACACTCTTTATCGGATTTTTATTATTATAACTAAAATCTGACCATTTACATTCTTTTGTACCTTTAATATTGTACAAATTTACATTCTTTTGACATGTCCAAATCAACTCTTTGCATGGATGATTAAATGTTAAATCACAATTAAATGATTTTCCTATAACATTATTAAAATCGTTTATTTGTATTTGATCAATTAAATATTCATGACTTGATTGTGCAAATCTCTTTCTTTCATCACTATCTAAATATATATAATCTGTATATAATGATATTTCTTTTAAATTTATATTATACATTCCAATAAAATTAAAAAAAGATATTTCTGATTCTTCTACATAACAACATTCTTCTATTTTTTTTAATTCAACTGTTAACCTTACATCATGAAAATTTAAACTTATTAATGGTATCGACAATCCATAATGTTTGCAAAACCAAAATTGTAATGGTATATATAAAATATATGAATCTTTAATTTTATCATCAAATGTATACAATTCTGGTACATTACCTATCATTTTATCATAGTTTATTTCTTGATTTGGATTTTTTGTTAATTCATGCCATATTGCCAACCATTCACCTGTATGCCTATCAATCTTATTTCCTCCTATATCAATACTTATATTTTTAATTATACAATGCCCTATTTGTTTAATCCACGCAAATTTATATCTTTCTACATAACTATTATCTAACAAGCTAGCCAATTTTTTATCTTTTTTGTACTTATCTGCTAAGAAAATTTTATTAAATTCATTTGCATAGTAAATTACTTTTTTGTTTATCAAATTTAATAGATCATGTTTCTTTACAATTTCTGTTGTCAATATATCTCCTAAATATTTCTTAACAATAAAATTAATTATCGATTGTATATCAATATTTTGCATTAAAAATGAAAAACTATAAAAATCTTCATTTGAATTTATTAATGTTAAAAAATCCTTTAATGTGTCAATTTTATCTTTATAATAATTAGCTGCTAATAATAATTTAATTTTATAATATGTATAAAGTGGAACTTCTAAATATGATATATTAGAATAATTCGGATAACTATTGAATTTAAGTTCTGTTATTTTTTCATTTTCTTCAAGTAATTGGATTTCTATTTTTTTATCAATCAAATCATTTATTTTCTTTAAAAAATATTGTGTATTTATACTTGTTATAATACTATCGAGTGTTCTATTTGTTGTTTGTAATGCAGTTTTCATTATTCTCATCATTGAAAATATAACACCAATATAATTCTTGAATGCATTATTAAAATTTGTTATATCTCTTACCTCATTCCTTGCAATTTCTAATAATTCCGATATATCTAAATTTGTTTTATTTAAATCTACACGAGGCAATTCAATTTGCAAATACATTCTATTTATCAAATCTCCATTTTTCAATATTGTTGCTGTTAATGTTTCACCAAAATTTGGTGTTCCTTGAAATTCTTGTTTTATTGATTCAATTGAAAAATTTGTATGTCTTCTGTAAACTGTTTTAAAAAATGTAATTTGTGGATTTCCTGTTAAAAATAAATCTTGTGTACCATATGCTACTAAATGTATTAACCCTCCTGTCATATTATGTATATATGTATATATGTATATGATTCTATAAATATAAAATGTTTATTATTTATTATATTTCCGCATACTAAATAATTTGAAATATTTAAAGTTAGATAATTTATTATATATAAATTAATAAATATCATATGTCATATAATTCTGATTACTCTGGTGATTTATCTGATGTAACTGAACTGTCAGAAAACAGTATCATTTCCTCAAAAAGTTACGATTTATTGGTACCTCATACAGATAAAGATATTGAACTTAATAATATCAATGATAATAGTCGCGATTTTGATGATTTATATAATTCAACAGTAATTCAATCTGAAGACATTACTAAAAATTTTGATAATATCCACAAAAGATTATTGGAGCTCGAACGAAATAATGTCGAACTTAATAAAAAAATTAATAATTTATCCAAAATGAAAAAATCTATTTGTTCTATTTTATAATTATTATTTTAACTTAAAGTTAAAATAATAATATCAATATATATTGTATGAAAACTATCCCTGAATTCGATTTTAATCTCGATACTGAACCATCTCAAAGATGGAAACATATTTTAGATCATTTCCAACAAAATCCAAATACTTTATCCAAATTAAAAAATAATATTGATATAATTCTTCAACAATTTGGGTATAATACAATTTATTCTATGATTACCAAATCAGTATCTGGTATTTATAGCCTATTTAATTGGATTATGTACAAAGAAGAAATGCAATCAATTGCCGATTTTATTGATTTACCATTAGAAAAAGTTATTATTATGCAATTAATTTATGAAGTTTCTGCTGCGTGTACAACTTTTGTCACTAAAGTTGATAACGATTATACTATGTTTAGAACTCTTGATTGGCCTATGAATTTTTTAAATGATTTAACTATTAATCTCAATATTAAAAAAAACGGACAAACAATTGGTAAAGCTACAACTTGGGCGGGTTATGTTGGTATGATTACTGCTATGTCATCTAATGGTTATGCAATTGCATTAAATTATCGTAGAACTCAAAATTTTTCTTTTAATACCATTATCAATAATGCATTAAATACATTAAAATTAAGATGGCCTATTGGATATCTCATACGTTACACTGTCGAAAATAATACACCTTATGAAACTGCTATATCATATCTAAAATCTGCAGAATTAATTTCTCCATGTTATTTAACTGTTTGTCATCATAAAAAAAAACCAATGATAATCACAAGAAATACAACTGATGTTGCTTATTCTATTTCTGATGATTTTGTTATTCAAACCAATATTGATTGTGATGCTGATAATCCAAAAACTGTAACTGGTTTTGAAAATATATTATATAGTGTAGAAAGACAAGAATATTGTTATAAACATATTACAAATTCTAAAAATAATTTCCAATCAATTAAAAAATTGTTTGATACATTTATCGAATTTCCTGTTATTAATCACGACACTATATATCTAACAATAATGTGCCCTATAAATCAAATATATATTACGGTCCTAAATGAATAACATATAAATTATATTTTAAAATTTGCTTTATATGTTGCATATTTTGTGATTGTTAATTGTGGTATTTGTTTAAATGAACTTTTTTTAAGTTTATCTCTAATATATAATAATACTTCACACCATGTCCATTTTATTTTACTTGTTTCTATTTTATTTATACATTCCAACCATGCCCATGTTACTGCACCTTGATTTTGTCCACTTAAGTAAGCATCTGATGATGTTTGAAAATCTGTACAACCCGATATACATATAATATCTGCATTATATACTATTCTATTTTCTATTGTACAACTTCCTGCTCTTAAAAATTTATATGGTAAATCAAACATTGTTCCGCTATGACAACAATCAAATAATCCTATTATTTTAACTCCACTTTTTGCCTTCTTTAACATTGAACTAAACATATCATCTGTTAAAAATCCATCACATAAATATATTTGTTCATCTCTACCATCCAGTTCATCTTTTTGCTTCTTAATTGTTGTATCTTTTTTATAATAGCCATGTCCAGAATAATGAAAAAATATTGTATCACCTTGTTTTGATTCATCTATCAGCTCCATGAATTTCGTCATAACATTTTTTATTGTTGGTGATGTATCTGTTGTATTTCCAATATAATCTTGTGCCGAATCTAATAATTTAATTATTTTATTATATTCATATTTAATTAACAATTTTTCATTATTATTAATATCATTATGACATCCTCTTAATTCATTTGATGTATCTTGATAATTTAATCCAACTAGTAATGCTCTTTTCATTATTTATATTATATATTTATATTATAAATTACTCATGCAATTTATAATATAAAATCATTCTTATAAGAATTTTTTTGTGAAAATCCCAACTGTGGGATTTGATCATAACTATTATCTTTTAATAAATCTCTTATTAAATATAAAACTTCTGTCCATGTCATATTATATTTATTGTTTTTCTTATTTAACTCCACTTGTTTTACACATTCTATTAAAGCCCATGTCATTGCTCCTTGTCTTTTATTATTTATTAATGCATCTGTTGATGTTTGCGAATCATCACACCCAGACAATGTAATTATATTTGATTTATATGTTAATTTATTTTCAATTGACACTTTTCCCGCTTTTTTATATAAGTATGGTAAATCAAATATAGTACCACTATGACAACAATCTAATACTGCTATTATATTTACACCTTCGACTGCCACCATTAATATTTTATTAATTACATCATCAACCAACATACCATCACACAAATATAATGCTTCATCTCTTCCATCAACTTCATCACCATCTTTATCACTAATATACACACCATGTCCCGAATAATGTAAATATAATGTGTCTCCAGATTTTGAACTAACTACCATAGTTGTTAAATTTGTTAAAAAATTTCTAATTGTTGGTATACTATTTGTTATTTTTGTATTATTTGAATAATTTGTCTTATGATCCAACATTTTAACAATTTGATTATATCCTTTATATTTTAACATTTTTTCTATATTTATAATATCGTTGTGACAACCTTTTAATTCATTTGTTGTGCCTTCGTAATTTAATCCTACCAATAATGCTCTCTTCATTTACATATAATTTACTTATATTTTAATTATCTTTTTGAATACAAACTAATTATTTAACTAAATTTTATCATAATTTATAATTTACAATAAAGTTTAGTTCAATTTATAATATTCTTCATCAATACCGAATATGAATCCAGTACATCCTCTTCCAACATCTCCTTTTGGATAAATATTTTTTAAGTTTTTTAAATTATCATTCCAATCAATTGGAACTTCCATTATTGAGTTTTTATTAAATTTAACAACTATTCCTGGTGATATTGGATAACCCATTATATCATCAATGCTTCTGTCATAAATCATTTCGCTTTCTTTATAATTATAGTTCATTAAATAATAATCTTGGATAATTCCATAATATTTATCATCTTTAATACTTAATATTTTAACATAATATAAAGTATTTATTGTTATTTCACCATATTTAACTCTAAACTGTATCCTCACAATATTATCTAGTTCTAACAAATTTATTATACTTTTATCTAAAATACGACCATTCCAATCTGTTAATACTGGACTATTAAAGCCATAATATTCTATTTTTCTAATCAAATATTTGTTATATTTGGCACTATTATTCATTTCACTTGGAAAAAATAAAATTTCATGTTTTTTAAATGATATTATATCACCAATTTTTAATATTTGTGTATCTTTGGAATATAACCAATCAATAACTTCTCCATATATTTTATTATTTTTATTTTTTACTATTTTTAAAAATAATACATACGACCATTTTTTATATTCATAAATATTTTTTAATTGATTTTGTTCACTATATTTTTCATAATTAATAGATTTTTTTTTATTCAATATATCATTATATTCATCAATAATATTCTTAATATTAATAACACTATTATCAATATTATTTATGCAATTATATAAATTTATAATACAATCATATTCATTAAAATCTAATATTTTTTTTGAATATTTTATTAATTCATTTGTTTTTCGATTAGTATTATATAATGTATGTACTACACTTTCTAATTTAGGAATATTTTTTTTCAATGTATTATCATCTTGATTTTTAATTTTATTTATTTCTATTATATTGTTGTTAATAATAATTTCTATTTTCTCTATTTCATTATTATAATAAATAATTTTATTATTAAAATAATCAATTATCTTTCCTTTAATAATATTAATTTTACCAATGCATTCGTCAAGTGTTTTTTTATATTTGTTATTAATATTATTGTATTTAGTTAAATAATCATCACTATAATTACTTTTTGTAATTTTTTGTTTAATTTGTATTCCAATAATATCATTAATATCTAAATTATCTCTTAGTTCCATTTTTAATATAGAACCATCAATGTCTAAAATTTCATTAAATTTTGGTTTTTCTATCTCAAATAATCTCATTCTATAAATTAATATTAATTTTTATTATTTAAATATTATTTATTCAAATAATAAAATTAGTAATCATAGTTCATATTTTTTTCTAAGTAATCCTCTTACTATTATTGGTAAATGACCAAATCTATTTACATAGTTCGTTTTTTTCTCAATTAATGTACTATCATCAATATCATTATTATAATCAGTCTCAATGATATATTGTTTTGTAATGTAATTATCAACATAATAATAATAAAAAATTTTATCGTGTATTCTATCATAATATCTACACTTACCATTCAACATATCATTTTTCCAATATCCACTATGATAATTTCCTATAGCATCAATCAATACTCCTCTACCATTTTTCATTCCATTTTCCCAAAAACCAATGTATTTATATTCATCATCGTATTTCATTACTCCTTTTCCATCGATGATACCTACTTTCCAATGACCTGAATATTCATCACCGGTACAATATTTCATTGTACCGTGTCCATGCGGTTTACCCATATGCCACTTACCTTCATAAATATCTCCATTTTTATATTTCATAGTACCTGTTTCTTGAGGTTCACCGTCAATATTACAATTCCCTTCATACTTATCACATTCTGAACTATCTGGATAAGTAATTTCAACTGGATACATAGGGAGATCATGTATCCAATTTGCAACTAATCTTGTACCATTTGTGAACGTTGTTAATCCTTTTCCTTCTCTATGATTATTTTTCCAATAACCAATATGTTTGGTACTATCTGGAAAAGTAATTGTACCCAATCCGGATCTTTGATAATTTTCAATCCCACCATCATACTCAGAACCATCTGGATATCTAATTTTACCAGATGTAATATTATCTTTAATCCAATTTCCTGTTAATGTTGCTTTTCCGATAATATACTTCTTTTCTATCTTTTGTGAGCATGGTAATTTCATTGAACCTTTACCATCTTTATCTCCACATTTGAATTGTCCAACATAAATCGTTTCACCATCCTCGCCAAATCCACAGGTCAATTTTCCAAATCCATGAAAATCATCATTAAACCATTGTCCTTCATATATTACCTTTCCACTTGTACTAATCATTTTACCTTTTCCATGTGCAACATATTTTTTTATTTTATATGTACCCTTTTTGAATTTATATGGATTAACAATTTCTAATTCCATGACTTCACCTGTATAATTTCCTCTTCCAGCAAATGTGTAATTTGTCACATTTTTGCGAACAATATCATTATTAGTTTTTTTTGAACCATTATTTATTTCAGTGTTTTTCATAGTAGCTAACATTGTCGATGCCATTTGTAATTGAAAATTACTATCTTTTTAAGATCATGATCTTTTTCTTAATACGTATATCAAGGATCTTAAATTTCAATTTTTATTCTTTTTGTTTTGCATATCATTAGCCTTTCTTGTTTCGATCGCGATATCCTTGTTATTATATAACATTATTTTGACCTCATCTATGATTCTTTTTTTGAAATTTATCTTTTCTTTATCTTTTATTTCTTCTGATAATGGATCGTATTCTAATGACGCAATTACATCTCTAATCTTATCTATCACCTTTTCTGGTAACTCATCAACAAACTCTTCTAATAAATCCTCTATATCATCCTTCTTTTTATTTATTACATCATTCACCAACTGATCCACTTTTGCTATAATCCATTTCTTCCCATTATTTATATGCCCATACTTTGATTTCATATCTGATATATACATGTTATGATTCTCTGGTATATTTGGATTGAAATTTATCTGTCTTATTAATTCTGGTATCGACATATAACACTTCTTTAATATATTCACTTTCTGCTTATCTGTTAACTTGCTCATATCCTCGCTCAAAAACGGATTTATCACTATTTTTATGTTTGTTATATTATTATTTATCGTCCCTTTATTATCATTATTATTTATTATATTTGATGTCTCCCCATTTACATTGTTATTTGTCACTTTCTCTGGATGCTTCTCTGCACACTTTTTCATATGTCTTTTTAAGTTACTTGTTGTTGAATATAATTTTTCACAATAATCACATTTTTTATTTGACCCATCACATGGATTTTTTTTATTAATGTGATTAATAAAAGTTGATTTTTTGTCAAATATCCTATTACATTTATCACATATATGTTCTACCATTATTATTCATATAATATATTATTTTTATATATAATTTTGATTAAAAATTATGCTTTAATGATCAAATTTATATTTTAATGATTGCAAAATTATTCTTTAATGATTCGATAATTATTCCCTAAAAATGAATAGTCAACTAAAAGCATATTTTTTAATCATATATTACGGAGAGAGATTTATTTTATTATTGAAAATAAATAATTAATTTGTTTATTAAATATTTATGTTGTAAAATATTCTAATTTAAAAACGTCCATATTCATTGTTCCTATTGATTTATTGCAACAACTACATATAGCTCTTAGGTTTTCCAATGTTTGTTTGCCACCTTTTGATTCAGCAACAATATGACCACATTCAAAATTTTTACTATCAATTTCACCACTACATACATAACAATCACCAATACCTTTTTCTTTACCAATGTATTTATCCCATACTTTATTTTTTATTGTTTTTGGTATTGTTTTCTTTTTATATTTTGTCTCTATAATAATTTTATTTTGAATAATATTTTCAGTATTTTCTTTATTAATTTGTAGTTTTTTATTTTCTTCTTCTTTTAGTTTAATTTTACATGTTTTCATATGTACCTTCATATTATTTCTTCTTGAAAAATTTTTATGACAATGTTTACACTCAGTTCCAATATCATCACATGATTTTTTTCTATTAATATGAGTATCATAAGATGATTTTCTATTAAATATTTTTTTACATTTACCGCAAATATATTCCACCATTTTAATTAATAATATTTATTTTTACATTTTTAAGTCAATTTACTGCAAATTTGACTTAAGTCAAATTATTGCGAATATCAAGTTCCTAACAAATATTTAATAAAAATTGAAATATTTTTTTATTTGATAATCCTTAGACAAATAATTAGTGTAAAAATGAAACGAAAGAGAGTTTCAGGATCATCACAATCAAAGGTGACAAATGTTAGGCATATAGTTGTTAGCCCAGAGAAATATAAAGTCAATCAAAATTATCAAATTATAGATTTACCAGATGAATGTATTAGTTACATACTACAATATTCATCATTTGATGAAATTTATGCATTTTGTTTATTGAGAACATATTATCATGATTATATATGGGAAGGTTATATATTTAATGTATCAGAAATATTATCGAATTCAGAACATCCTGTTAGAAAATATCAATGCTTGGAGTTAATGTATAGGCTAATATATGCGAATTCAAATAAAAGCAATTTATTATTTGAAAAATTATTTGATATTGACAATATAGTTGATAAATCATATTACAAACCTAATGCGACACAATATACAAACAATTTTGTATATAACTTTGAACTATATACCCATAACAATATGTTTCCACTGTCAAATAAAGGAATGAAATATAAAAGAGGTCGCATACCAGATCATAAAAAATTATATGTTATAATGAATTCTGATATATTAATTGATGAACATAAAATAATTTATTATGATCTAACAGTTTCAAATAGGAGATTAACAAAAAATCAAGAAACATTTCATATATACAAGAAAGGATATTCAACACATAGTTTTGGTCGTGCTATAAATAATGCACTAAAATTTACGAGTGGGTGTATAACTTCAAGATGTGATTTTTTAATGAAAGCAATATCATCTTCGAATATGAGTTTAATACATATTCTAACATCTTTTAATGAATATCTGGCATTCGGAATAAGACATAAAAAATTTATTCATATGTATTATTATCTACCGTACTTTATAAAAAATAAAGTACTAACTGATATTGTTAAATTGAAAGAAAAAATAGGATACAAAGATTTTATTATTGATTCGTCATCATTTGATATCCAAGAATCATCACTTGATATATTTTTGAACGAATTAGAGAAAGACAAAAATAATACATTAAATTGTGAATTATATATAGATGATGAATCATATGATTTTTACAATAATGAGATAAAAGAACACGATAATGATCTATTAACTGTATTATATCAAATAGATTCAATTTATTGAAATTTACTTTTGTTTTTTGATTCCATACAAATCTAATAAGAATCAATGCTATTTATAGATTAATGAACAAAATATTGAAAATATAATTAATTTAAATATATTTTCGATATTCAATATATTAATAAAATGCCAAAAATTGAGTATATTAATGATGATATTCTAAATATTGTTGGTAATGATACATATATATTGCAACAATGTAATTGTTTAACAGTTAAGCCACATGGTTTATCTAAAGATATTGGTGATAAGTTTTCGTATGCTAAAGTATATTCATATAGAAAACAGTTAGGATACAAAAATTTGGCAGTAAAAGAAGATCGCGATATTCCGGGAACATATAAATTATTTATTAATGTGGATAATGATAATGATCCAATTGTTGTTGCATTATACGGGCAATATGATATGGGTAAATGTGGTAAATATTACGGCGAAAGACCAAAAGATTATCATGATACTATAAAAAATAGATTAGAATGGTTTAGGCAATCATTATTTTCATTTGGTGAATATATTTCTGATAATTATTCAAATGATAAAAAGGCAAAAATATACATTCCATACAAAATAGGATGTGGGTTAGCTGGAGGTGATTGGGATAAATATTTGCATATTATAGAAGAATTTAATAATGCATTTAATGAAACGATATTGACATCAATTATCCAAAATAATTTTTATTAAAAATAATTGTATATTTAATAAAAATTGAAAAAATATTTTATTAATGTGACTATATTAAAAACTAAATTATAATTAGCACATTAAGTATATACTTAACAAATTACAAAATGTCACAAAAGGTTACATTGGAGAATGCATATCAGAAGAATATTATCAAGTTAAAGATATATATTGAATTTACATATTCATTTTTTGAAACTGAAACAATCCGATTTAATTATTTGCATAATATTAACAATGATGGTTTAGATTATAGCTTATATATTGCAAATATCTATAATAATATGAAACTTCATCTTATTTTTAATGGGACTAGAATTGGTATTTATTCAAATGACCACAAATTCAATGCAATATATTTTCATAATGAACAATATGATTTACCAGTAAGTGAAAGTAAACAAATTAAGTTTTATACTTTAACATCTAATTCTAAGTTGAATCTTGATGTTAAGAATAAATTAAACTATTATGTTCATAATGCAAAGAATGCATATATTAGAATTAGTACATGCCATAAATTACTTGACATTAATAAAAAATATCCGGATTATGATGATTTATTTAAGAAATTATGTAAACTGGTAATTAATGTTGGTGAAAGTGAATACGTATTCATTATTATTGATTCTTATTATTTAACAAACAAAGAATTGTACAAAGATATTGCTGTAGCATTATTAGACTACACTAATATATATGATTTTTCATTATTATTATTTTCAGTACAACTTGTACAATATAATTTGGATCAAATCAAAATGTTGTTAGATATTGGTTATGATTCACATAAATACAACAACATCAAAGAAAATGCATTGAGTGTAGCATATAATAAGGATGTTTATGATTTTCTAAAAAATTATAAGAGATCATAAATTATTTAAATATATTTATTGAATATTTTTAAATAATTAAAAGTTGTATTTATTTAGTAAAATCATCATAATTAAAAATTATTTTGTTACTTTTTGATAATTGACATCTTAAAGGAACATCATATAAATATCCGCTATATTGTATTTTTGTGTGATTATATAAACTATTAATAATTTCGGTATAACTATTATCTATATTAAATACAATTCTAAATAAATATGAACATGTATTCATTCCACAAATATTAAAATGATAATTTTCGGTTAAATCTAAAATCTGGTATGTATAATTATTAATTTTATTCATTTTAAATGTTTCTACTTCATCAATGGGACCATATTTTACTATTGAAAAAACTGGTTCAATATATTTACTGACATTGTATCCAAATTTAATAACAAAATTGTTAAGTGTGTCATATACTCTAGGTATTACAAACTCCATAACCAATTGATTGTTTGCCTCATAATGATATTTAAATTTTACTGTTTCATATAATTCCATAAATGTGATATCAATATTATCATTTTCAACTAATCCACGTAAACAATCTGTTACATGTTCACAATTTACTTTTAATAAATTATAATTTCCATATGTTTCGTAATGTTTAGCCTGTTTAGTCACAATATTATTATTTATATTATTATTTAATTTACTTACAACAGCTATAAAATCATGATTATAAATTGGCAACGATTGTTCTAATTTATTAATATATTTTGTATCAAAACATCCACCATATATCCAATATACAATATTATTAATTTGTAAATCAATAAAATTTTTTTGTAATCTTTCATGAAATTGTTTAGAATATGTACAATGTTGAAATTTAATTTTAATTTTTAGATCATCAATTAATTTAGCAATTTCTGAACTATAAATTACCTTAATTTCCAAAGCAGAATATTCGGCATATTCCAATGGCAATATTAAATTATCAGGTAGCAAATTTTTGTTTAATTTTAGAGAATTTGAATATATTATATGTCCGCCTAAATGTATTTCATATGTACTTTGTGAAAATAACAATTTTATTAATTCATAGGTAATGTATTTTTCTGATGATTCATTTGCATGTGAAAAGTCAATTTCAATACTTTTAATATTTTTCTTTAAATATGGTATAGTGGTTGACCCAAAAGTAAAAGATTTATTATCATGGTTTTTAGAACACAACATATAATATTCTTCAGTCATTGTACTTTTAATATTATTATTAAGATCATCAATGTAAATTCTATTTTCTTTACTATCATTGAATGGTTTGTATGAATACTCATCAATTGTTTCGAAAGTTCGTCCATCCGACATTTTTATATTTTCTATATAATGTTTTAATATTTTATTCTCATTTACCAAACGCATATAATGTTCCTTCTTATTTTTAATTATTTCAAATTGGATTCCAGCAATAATCAAACAATTTCTAAGAACAGAAATAGATTGTTCAAAATTAAGGATTTTATTTTGTGTTTTATGTAAATTAAAATTTTTTACAGGAAATAAATTTTTAATTGTATCCAACATATTATTTAATTTACTAACAATATTATCATTTTTATTTAAAATATTTATTTTTGCTAAATAATCATTAACACCATTGACATTGAATATTGGTAATAGCGTAGTATCGATAAATTCAATTTGATCTAATTTTGATTTCATTTCTATTATTTAATAAAAATGGGTTTAAGTGTTTTATGCAAAAAATCAATTATAAATATAATTAAAATTAATATAATATACATATGTAAGCAATAAATCATGAGCTTTCCGTATACCACTAACATAATAACAGTATGTATATTTTAAAAGTCAATAATCATCAATTAATTCATCAGACCAATTACCATATCCATTTTGTATGTTATTTAATGTTATTATATATCGAAAAAGTAATAATATTTCACCAAAGCTTTTTCTTATAATAAAATTGTCATATTTCGATCATAGCTAAGGATAATATTATTTACACAATCAGTATCATATTTTTATATAAATATGATATCAAATATTTGATAATAATATGATCTTATCAATATTAGCACTATTTTGAAATGCTGTATAATGTGATAATGTACTTCGTTTTAAGTCATAGAATATCACCTATTTCTCAATTCTTTAATGAAATATTATTGCGTGTTATCAAATAATTAATATTTATATATTCATCAAATTAATAAATAATCAATGATTTTAATGAAAACCTAGCGAAAAATAAAATAATTAAAAAGTAGTGGTACTATTAATGAAAAACTATTAAATATATTACTTTATATGAAACATAAAATAAATTAATAAATAAAAACAATATAAATTAATGTCGTTTTTATTTAAAATAAAATGTCAAAAATAGTATTAGAGTCATTACCTGGAATAAGAGAATTTTATCCAGAAGATACAAGAATTAAAAATTGGTTATTTAGTAAATTTAAAGATACTGCAAGAATATATGGATTTGATGAATATGAAGCACCATTAGTAGAACCAGTAAGCTTATACACAATTAAAAGTGGTAATGAAATTGTTAATCAAATGTATAATTTTAAAGATAAAAGTAACAATGAAATTACATTAAGACCAGAAATAACTCCATCATTAGCTAGAATGGTATTAGCACAAGGAAAAAAATTAATTATGCCTATTAAATGGTATACTATTGGTCAATGTTGGAGGTATGAAACATATACAACATTAAGGAAAAGAGAACACTTTCAATGGAATATGGATATATGGGGTGTTGATAGTGTTACAGCCGAAGTAGAATTAATGGCTGCAATTGTATTTTTCTTGAAAAGTGTCGGATTAAATGAATCCCATGTGGTAATTAGATTATCAAATAGAAAATTATTAGAAAATATATTAGTGAATATTGGAATTGAATCTGATAAATTCGCAAAAGTATGCAATTTAATAGATAAATTTGAGAAAATTATGCCAGATGAAAGAATAAAAGAATTGCAGAATATTGAACTTGAACAAGAAGTTATTGACAAAATATTATTTTTAATTGATAATAATAATTTTGATACAATAAAAAAATATTGTACTGATAGTAAACTTATCGAAGAATTTGAAACATTATTAAAGCTAACAAAAGATTATGGTTATGATAAATGGGTGAAGTTTGATTTTTTAATTGTTAGAGGATTAGCATATTATACAGGTACCGTATTTGAAATATTTGCAAAAGTTGGAAATATTAATCGTGCGCTATGTGGTGGTGGTAGGTATGATAAAATATTATCCACATATGGAAGTAAAAATGATATATCAGCATGTGGATTTGGTTTTGGTGATGTAGTAATTTTAGAGATTTTAAATGAACTAAATTTAATTCCAGAAGAATTGTACAATAACAGGGTTGATGATATTATCATACCATTTAATGAAGACTTGAGGGGTGCAGCATGCCAAGTAGCTGAGAAATTGAGATCACAAGGTAGACGTGTCGATATTATTTTGAAAAATAAACAAAAAATTAAAACTGCATATAGTTATGCTAATAGAATTGGAGCAGAAAGAGCTATTTACATTGCGCCAACTGAATGGTGTAATGGAGAAGTTAGAGTTAAAATGCTTCGATTGAATGAAAATGATCCAAATAAGGAAAATAATGTTAATTATAATAATTTATAATAATTTTATAAATTATAATAAATCAATAATAATAACCTTTGAATGATATTATATCTGGATAATATACATAAGCATACGATCCACTTTTTGTGTAAAATGTATATTTATGATTATATGATAAAGTATGATATTCCCACATACCACTGATATAATCGCCATTTGTATATTGAAATAATCCATATTCTTCTGCTGAATTTTCATACCAATTACCAATATATTTTGATTTATCTGAAAATATCATTATACCGTGACCATGTCTTTTATTATTAATCCAATTACCAGTATATTTCCCACCATCATTGTAAAACATTGTTCCATAACCATACATTGTATCATTTTTAATATCTCCATTATATGTGTCACCATTTGTGAATTTTATTATTCCTTTACCATTTGCTTCACCATTGATATTGCATTCACATGTACATTCTTTGCTATCAACATAAGTTATAATAAATTTATCGATTGGTAAGTTATTTTTCCAATTACCTGATAATTTTTTACCATTTGCTTCTGTATAAACACCATATCCTTCTTTTGCTCCTAAGTTCCAATTACCAGCATATTTATCTCTATCATAATATATCATAATGCCAAAACCATGCATAGTATTATCTTTTATTTCTCCCATATAATTTGAACCATCGTTAAAACGTATTGTTCCATTTGTAACTATTTCACCATTTTTCCAAATTCCTTCTATTACATCACCATTTTTTTTGATGTATTTACCTTTGCCATTTAAAAATAGTCCAATAAAATATCCTTCATATACATTGCCATTTGGTAAAGTCATTTTTCCATTACCATGGACTTTTCCATTGATCCACATACCTTCATATTTGATGCCAGTTTTTTTATCAACGGATATTCCAAGACCATTTTGAAGACCATTGCTTAAGGTTTGTCCAATATAGATAACATTATTATCTTTATTATGTACTGTTGACATTCTATAAAATAATGTGTATCTTTATTGAAAAAAATAATAATATTTTATTTCAATTTTTATATGCTTTTTAAATATATTAATCAAATTTACTATTAATTTATAAATTATAATAAAATTTAGTGGTAATAAAATTGAAAATATTATGTTAGAATTGTTACACATTTATAGTTCCTAAACCACCCATACCATACATAATACATTCTTCGAGGATATAAAGATTTGTTACAATAATATATTATAAAATGATTATTAAATTTTGTAAAGGTCATAAAGGAGAATTTGAAGTTGATGATGATTATCCATATGCTGTATGTGAAAAATGTAGAGCAAGAAGTGCATTAAATAGTAAAAAAAAGAAAAAAAATAAAATATTATGTTCTTTCCAAAAAGATGAATATAAATGTAAACAAGGTGTGAAAAAAGGTGAAAAATATTGTGGCAAACATATTGAGATTGTACAACGTTTGGAAAATGAAAAATTAGGAATATTTTTATGTGCATCAAGATTTAGTTGCAAAGAAAAAGTTTCGGGATTTGGTGTTAAATGCGAAAAATGTCTGGCAAGACTAAGAGATTATGATAAGAAAAGAAGAGAAAATGCTAAAGAAAGTAACGATGATCATGAAGGAGAAAAATTATGCTCGAAGAAACCACATTGGAAACCAATTGCTGATTTTATTAATGAAAAAGGCATCGAATGTAAGCAATGCAAGGATTGTCGTGAAGCACAAAAGAAACAGGATGAAAAAAGGAAAGACCGGAAAAGAAATTGGACTGAAGAGTTGAATAAAAACCCAGAAAGAAAAGCAAATAAAGAACAATGGAAGAAAGATAATTACGACAAAGTTGCAAGTTATTGGCTTAAATATAGATCAAGAAAATATTCCGAAGATCCTGAAGGTTACAAAGCACATTTAGCAAATAGAATAAAAATTTGGAGACAAGCTAATCCGGATAAAGTTAAAGCAATTAATGATAAACATTATAATAATCCATATAATAAATTAAATGATTGTAAATATACAGCAGAAATCAAAAATATAAAATGGAATTTAGACGATGAATATGCAATTGGATTATTGCTAGATGATTGTTATTATTGCGGAGATGCTATTGATGAAAATCATTTAAATGGAATTGATCGTTTAGACAGTAATTTAGATTATACAATTGACAATGTGTGTAGTTGTTGTAAAATGTGTAATTTTATGAAAAATAGTATACATTGGATAGTTTTTATAAAAAGATGTCATCATATTGCTGCATATAATTTATTAGTTCCATCATATTTATTCCCTGAAATGTTTGCTGATTATGGTTTGCGATCTTACTATAATAAATATAAAAAACGTGCTGAAGAAAAAAAAATACAATTTGATATCAGTATTAAAAAATTTAATAAAATAAGATTATTTGATTGTTATATATGTGGTAAAAAAAGTATTGGAAACAATCTAAATGGTATAGATAGGATTGATAACGCTGAAGGTTATATTAACAATAATATTAAATCATGTTGTGGTAATTGTAATTATATGAAAAGAAATTATACATTAAATAAATTTTTAAAAAAATGTAAGGTAATATCAGAATTGCATTTGGACACACGAGGATTATTTGATCATAAGAAATTTAATGTTATTGATATCAAAGTTGGACAAAAAACTAGAGATAAGAAATACATTCCAGGTACAAAATTAAAAATTTTACGTGAAAAAGAAGATATTGAAAGAAATAATAATTATTCTGATGAAAATATCAAAAACTGGGCTAAAAAAATAGCTGATAATAAAAATAAATCATTATATGATGATTATAATTAATTTTAGTTGTAAACAATTACAATTAAAATTAAATTAATAATATACAAATTAATATTAAAATTAGATAAGCTACCCTAAATTAATTAGAATATGCAAGGCCGCCCATTCCACTCATGATACGAAGGACATTATAGTTAACAGTGAAGATGTACATCTTGTTATCAGGGTCAGAGTAGACATCAGCATTGTTTCCGGAGAATTGGCTGACGAACCAGACATTCAATTGAGCGGTATCAATTCTGGAGAAATTGCAAGTTCCAGATGGTTGATGTTCTTCTGGTTTAAGAGCGAAGCAGTAAACGTTAATACCGTCGCATGGAGTATTAGAGTGGTGTTGATATGGTTGTACATAATTGAAGTAGTTACCTTCTCTCTTGTAGAATCTATCATGACCGTTAAGTTGAATAATAGCAGAGTCAACTGGATTTACACTACCGTCAATGTAAACACCATAATTGTTGTGTTGCCAGACATTAACATCTTGTTTGACAGTGAAAGTATTTCTGTTATCAACTTCGTATTTTTCCATTGGGATAGAAATATCAGCAATGGTTAAACTGTTGCTGAGGATCTTAGAAACTTTAGCAACTAAGATTTCAACATTGTTTGCTTCATCTCTGAAGTATGAAACTACAACTTGGCAAACACATTTGTTAAGATAATCTTCTGAACTCTTGGTTAAGCTTAAAACTGATGAAGCATTATCTAAAACACCAATACCATAAACACCAGTTCCGAATCCTTCAACTTCTGGAAGAGGATGTTCAGAATCCATTAAAACGTTAATTCTAAGGTCATCAGCATTGGCAAGATCGGCAAGATCATAGACCTTATAGACTTTATTTCCAACAGTGTATTTTCCTTCACCATCAACTTGAATATTGTTATCAGTGTTCAATGGATTAACCAATAAACCAGTATCTGGGTCAACATCAAGAACTGATAATGTGACGTTCTTTGCGACAGTTTCAAGAGCATTATCCCAATGCTCGTGTTCATAAGCCATGAATTTCTTTCCTTGGAAGTTACCGAGTTTCATTGCCCAGTAAATACCCTTGCAAGGATGATTGTAAGTAAGCTTGTACTTAGCGCTGTTGTTTGAAACAGATTCTTCACCAGTGAATTGAAGTTGTTCGATTAAATATTCGTGAGAAACTTGTGCGAATCTTCTTCTTTCTTCAGTATCAAGATAGATGTAGTCTACTAATAGAGAAGCATCATTCATGACAATTGGTGTAGATTGGAAATAATCATTAGAAATAAAGCATTGAGAAACATCTCTGAAAGTGATGTGTACTCTAACTTCGTGATATTGTAAAGCAATAAGTGGAAGTGCTAAACCATTATTTCTACAGAACCAGAATTTAAGAGGAACGAAGCATACGTATTCAGGTTTAACGACGTTACTACCAACTGTACTAAGTTCGCAAAGTTCAGTTAATTCTTCGACATCACCAATCATTTTAGCATAACCTCTTTCTTGTCCAGCTTGTTTTGATAATTCGTACCAGATATTAAGCCAGTCACCATATTGTTTATCAATCTTGGAACCACCAATATCGAGTTCAGTATCTTGGATCATAGCATGACCTAATCTTCTGACCCATGCGAATTTGACAAGATCCTTATTTTCAGGAGCACCATTGTATACAACTTCAGGTACTACAATTCTGACATACATTTTAGTAATCAAATCACCATTTCTTGCAACAATGCATGTAACCTTTCTACCGAAATTGACACTTCCGGAGAATTGTTGTTCAATGCATTCAATTGAGAAATTGGTATGTCTTCTATATACAACTTTAAAGAATGTAATTTGTGGGTTACCAGTAAGATACACGTCTTGTGCACCATAAGCTACTAATTGCATTAATCCACCTCCCATGTTTGTTTATATTATATATACTATACTACAGAAATTATTTTATTAAAAATTAAAATTAAATTTTAATAAATTTCCTATATTATGTCAATTCCTTTAGTTAAAAAACTAAATTTTCTATATCAAATTTCTTTTACTAAAATCCATTTTAAAAATCCTTATATATTTAAGTATATAAAACTGCGTTTATTTCATACACTCTAAAAGTATAGTAAAATACTTAAAATACAAATAATATATTAAAATATAGATAAAATTAAAAATGTCAACTGTCAAAGTTAAAGCAAAGGAAAAGAAAAATATTAATAAGGATGAACATAAAGTAACAACATTAGATACTAAACATAAAAGTTATGTTGATTATTTTAGTAAAAAAAAGTTATCATTACCCAGTTTAAAAAATAATCTTAGTATTGCAAAAAAACAATTGGCAGGAATTGAAAAAAAAGATCCAAGTACATTTACTACACAAAATATTCGTGATCGTTCGACATTGAAAGATAAAATTCATGTATTGGAAAGCGAAATTTCTAAAATAGAAAATAATGTTGAGGAAATGCATTATTATTTTAAAACTATGGAAATATTAGTTAAATATTATGACGATGGTGATGATAATTCAAAATCGAGTTCTCAAAATGACAGTAAATCTGATACAAATAATAGTGATGATAGCGATAGTGATGGTAGTGATTATAATATGTCCGATAATTGTAACAATAATGAAGATAATTTATTGAAATATTTTGGTCCAGTTGAATCAAAGAAAAAAAATAAAAAAAATAAACCAGTCAAAAATAAAGCTGAATTGTATGATAATTATTTATCATTAGTTGATTCCAAATACCAAAAACCAAAAAAAATTAATATTACAAGAAAATGTGGTGAGTGTAATATTGAACAAATCATAAATCAAACTGATGGTTTGGTTGTATGTTCCGAATGTGGTAATGCTGATATTATTCTTATCGATAGTGACAAACCAAATTATAAAGAACCAATTCCAGATAATTCTGCATATACATATAAACGTATGAATCATTTGAATGAATTATTAAGTCAACTTCAAGCAAAAGAATCAACCGCAATTCCAAAGGAAGTTTATGATAAAATTCTTGCAGAAATATCAAAATCTAAAAAATTATCAGAAAATTTATCATTATTGACACCAATAATAATGCGTAAAATATTAAAAAAATTGGGATTATATAATTATTATGAACATATTCCACATATTATTAATAAATTAAATAAAGTACCACCACCAAGATTTACAAGAGAAATGGAAGATAAAATTAGAATGATGTTCAAAGAAATACAAGAACCATTTCAAAAATATTGTCCAAAAGGTCGTAAAAATTTCCTTAATTATTCTTATGTAATTCATAAATTTTGTGAATTATTAGAATTAGACGATTTTCTACCACATCTTCCTTTATTAAAAAATAATGATAAATTACAAACACAAGATAAAATTTGGAAAAAAATTTGTGATCATCTTGAATGGGAATATATACCATCATATCAACATGTTAACAATAAGGTTAAATAAAAAATTGATTTTAATACAGTTAAAAACTATAAATATTAATTATTGTCAAATAAACTATAAATATTAATTATTGTCAAATAAACAATAAAAATGTCTTTAGAAAAATTTTTAGTTGGTGTTTATGGTCATGTAGGTATTTTTACATTTATAACTTTATTATCTGCTCAATTGACTATACAATTATTTGATAGTGATAGATTGGCAATGATATTATCAAGTTCAATATTAATGACATTATTTTATGTTATTTTAATTTGTGTTCTTAGTGAAGAATTTTATAAAATAAGATTTTTTTGTTGTACAATGTTATCATCACATTTTGGTTCATTGTTGTCTCCAGTAGTTGTATATTCAAATTATTTATCACCAAATATTTTTTGGGTAGCAACATTTACTACATTACTATTGTTTACATCGTGTACATTATATGCGTATTTATATCCTAAATCTATTAAATGTTATGGTCATATTATTGTTTCATCTTTAAATACATTATTATTGTTGAATGTAATTGGATTTTCATCGTTTATGATATTTGGTGATAATTTATTTTATCAATTAATATTTGATTTTGACACATATTTTGGATTATTACTCTTTTCGATGTTTGTTGCATATGATACATACATTTGTATTAAAATGTATGAATCTGGAAAAAGAGATTATATAATGTGTTCTTTACAATTATATTTGGATTTGATGAATTTATTTGTTAGAATTCTAGAAATTGTAAGCAAAAAATATGAAAAAAATATTAAAAAACAATAAATTTGAAAATTTATTAGTATTTAAATAATTATTATAATATTTATTATAACAATTATTGTGAAAAAAATGGATAATTTAATTGATGAATTTAATTCAATATCATTCACTGAAGAAGATGATATTGTTGATAATTTTAATAATTTGTCTATTAAAAACAAATATACTAAGGATGAATATATTAATATTAGATTAAATTCAAGGTTAGATATTATTAACAATCTAAATATTTTACATGAATCAAAATTAAAAGCAAAATATTTATTGACAATTGTTAAATATTATTTTTGGATTAATAATGCGTATGTTGCATATAAGATATTACAAATATTAGGTCATAATGACATATTATATAAAATTAAAATTCCGAGAGATTATCAAATGATTATAAATTATGATAAAATATGGAAAGATATATGTAATTTACATTGCTTAGAATTTATTTCAACGTATTAATGTGGTATTGGCATTACACCAGGAACCATACCAACTGCAGTATAACCAATAGCTAAACCTGCTCCAGTTCTTGCACCAGTTGAAACTGCTGGAGCATACATATCTAAAATTGCAAAAACTGCTGCAGCTGTCATACCAATCATTGCTATTTCTTTTAATGATAAACTTTGTCTAGGTATTAATTTTGCGGCTACTGCAACAGCCATACCTTCTAATACATATTTAATTGCACGTCTAACAACTTCATCCATATCAAATTGATATGCTTGTTTTTTTCCTTTTGTTTCCATGTATATTTATATATATAAATTATATATTTTTTGAAAGAGATTTAAAAAAAAATTTATAAAAATAAACAACATAAAATGTATAATATAGATCAAACATATTCTTACTATAATAGAATAAATCATTTTTCCGAATATATGAAAAGGAGTCAATTAATTATTACAAATGAAGAAGAACAAATTTTAAAAGATAATTTTATGCTCATATCAACGATATATAATAAAGTTGCACCTCCACACAGAAAAAATTTTTTAAGTTATTCATTTTTAATTAACAAATTGGCTATTAAAAATAATTTAGTAAATATAATAAATAAATTACCACAATTAAACAATAAAGATAAATTACATGAACAAAACAAAATTTGGAATGTAATATGTGAAGAATTAAAGTGGAATGTATGTGTAAATAAAAATGTTGAATGTAATGATGTAATGGATAATGTAATTAATATGATACAAAAATTAAAATTATAATTTTTATATAATACATTAATTAATGTATTACATAAATGTCAAATATAAGAACAAATTTTAAAACATATTCAAATAAATGAATGATAACTAATAATAATTTGATAATATTTGTTTGAATTATTTAAAATATAAGTTTAAAAAAAGATATAAAAAGATTACTATAAATATATAAATAATACTCATAAAATGGCAGAAAAATCGAATAACAAAAGTACAACAAAATATATTGATTATTTAGATGAAGATGAACCACTTAATGGACAACTATATGTTTGTATATCATTCCTTTCACCCGAAGGTGTAAAAAATTGTAGTATGAGAGGACTTAAAATTAGAGGTGTATATCCATCATATGATTTAGCAAAAGCTCGTGCCGAAATACTTAGAAAAAAAGATCCACATTTTGATGTTTTCGTCGGAGAAGTTGGTAAATGGTTACCATGGGATGATAAAGATAAGTCATATGATGTAGAACATATGAATAATGAACTTAATGATCTTATGCGTAAATACAAGGAAAATAAAGATAAATCCAATATGTTGTATGAACAAAGAAAGAATGAAATGCAATCTGGAAGATACGAACAAAGACGTATTAAAAAGATGCAACAAAGATTACGTAAGAAAATGGAAAAAGATGGAAAAACAACAGTTACATTACCAGGTGGTGCTAAAGGTCAAGTTGAATTTGTAACTGAAAAAGATGTACAAAGAGAAATGGTAGAAAATAATGGAGTTAAGCTAGAAGATTTACAAAGACAAATGAAGGAAAAAGAAGCAGCTTTGGAAAGAAGACAAAAAGAATTATTCAATAAAAGAAAGGAAATTACAAAGAAAGAATCTAATGGTAATACTGTAAACGATAGAATGAAAGATATTGATGCAATTTACAATAAATTAGCAACTGATAATTAAAATAAAATAATAATTTTATAGATTTATAATATATAAAATGATTAAACAAATAGTAATATTATTATTTATAATAGCGATATTATTCATAACAATTGACTTGGGATGGACATATAATCAATGTCCGGAGCCAAAAATAATATATAAATTCATACCAAGAACATTTGCTGAAAACGAAGAAAATCCAATTCCATTAGATGATATATTTAAGAAAATGTTTAGTGAACCAACGCCATGGATTGGTAGCTTTGGTATTGATAGTAAAAAGAAAAAGATTAATGATATGTACATATCTCAATCATAAAATATTATGTAATAAATTAAACTTTTTCAACATTGATATGTGCTTTACCACGTTTGTTAGCAAGTAATGTATTAATATCAAAAATAGGTTTTCTTCTGTCATACGCTGGATCAAAATTAGCAGCATGAAAATCTCTAAATTGTTTGCAACCCATTTCGAAATCACCATGTTCTTCGGCTTTATACCAAAAAACTTTTTCTTCTATTCTTTTACTTTTAATTTTATTATTAATAACCATACAACCAAAATCATCAGTACAAGTATTGAATGCAGTTTGAAAAGAATCAAAAGTAGGGAACATACCAGCATAATGTTCGTAAATTCTTTTTTGATTGCTAATAAAATCTTCACCAAGAATAAAAATATAATCAAAATTACTACGCATTTCAGGTGAAATACCAAGTGAATATTGCATAGTTAAAATATATGTTATTTTATAATGACGACCATTCATAAAAATTTCAGCAATATTCTCATCTTTAGACCATGTTGCTTTTTTACTCATACAATCATCCATAATTAAGAATGCAGATGGGTCAAATTTTTTACCAAGTTTCTTTTTTTCTTTTTCTTTCTCGATCATAACACCTTGTCTATACAAAGCTTTTTGTAAAATTGCAGAATCATAATTATAATGAATGTACAACTGTGGAAAAAAATCACCATAAAAAGAACTCATTTTATCAGTTGGAGAAATAATAGTACCTCCAGGTATACGTCTTTTATGATACATAATATCACGACATACCCAACTTTTACCGGAACCACGTTTTGCAATCATAGCAATAGCAGCATGATCTGCTATCATAGACATATCCCATTTTTTTAATTGTAAACTGGATCCACCAAATTTAACATTTTTAATCATACCATTGGCACTCATTAATTATGATTTATTATTATATATTATATCATAATATTTTTTGATCTATACATAATCCACAATAGGATTTTTAATATCTAATTTATGGATCATATTAATTATTTTATCCATAATATCCATGTTATCGGAAGGTATATCAATAGCATACCAAAAGAATTTATCTTCTAATGAATGTGATTTAATTTTATAATTGATAACAATACACATATTATTATTTGTAAAATGAGAAAATATTTTATCAAACTCTTCATATGTTTTAAACATACCACAAAATTTATCATAATATTTCTTTTTTAATGATATGTCGTTTGTTCCAAATATAAATACATAGTCTATATTACATCTAATTTCTGGGCGCATATTGAATGGTGGATATTGAAAAACATAAATTGCATTAAATTTATAATGTCTACCATTCATTACAATTTCATATATATCATTATTTTTAAAAATGTTTTTATTAAATATATCATAGAATACAATAGTAGTCTCAGAAATATTTTTATAATTATTTATTTGCTTTTCTTGTATTATTCCATTTAATTTTTCTAAATCATAATCAGAATATATTTGCATATTATTTTGATTTTCCAATAATTCACATATATTAATTTCATCATTTATTTTTGATGGTTTAAAAATATCAACTCTTGTACTATTTTTTTTATTATTAATGAGCTCTATACATAAGTGGCTACGCATTGAATCTCTATTACCAAATACAGCAGTTAAACAATTTGATTGAATTTGATTTAAATCAAATTTTTTTATTTTACTAATATTATAATCTATATTCATAATAATAATATTTATCATCAACATTACTTTAAATTATTATTTCGGCTTCATCGATTAAATTAATTTTAATATTAAATATATTTTCTAATATATCAATGATTTTATTATTCCTAATATTAATTACATTTTCACTTGCTTTGAAAATGAATATTCGATCTTCAATATTTAAAGATTTATTTTTATTGTCGATAACTAAAAAATTAAAATCATTTGTACATTCTTTGAATATATTATTAAATAATTCAATATTTGGTATGAATTCTTTAACAAAATAATCATATATTTTTTCTACTGTACCCATATAATAATCAATTGCTAAAAAAATATAATCATAATGATGGTGTATATTTTTATCATTTATTGTGGGATATTGCATTGTACAAATCAAAGATTGATTTTTTTCAATAATATATTCTAAAAATTTATATTGAATTTTACTGTAAACTGCATCATCCAACACCAATAAATTATTATATTCATTTGGTTGATCATCAATTTTAAAAAATACTTTGCATTTTTTTTCCAAATTATAAAAATCTTTATTATATATTTCAGTTGGTGCTACTATATTAGTATGATCAAAATTAAAGAATCTTATTAGATGTCTACATATCCAACTTTTACCTCTCCCTCGTTTTCCTATAATGTAAATTTTTGGATTTATAGGAATTAAATTCAAATCAAAATAATTTATTTTAATTCCATTTATTATTTTATGATCCATGTATAAATAATATATATATATATATTATTTATTATTTATATCAAAAATTTGCCAAGTCTTGCAACATTTGTTCATTATAAATTGCTTCAGATTGAATACA